CGCTGAACGTATTTTGCATCGCCATTCAACCACGATTGAATGTGTCGATGTCGCAGCCCGTAGCAATTCTGACGATGATACTCATTCAGCCGTCACCACTGGGATGCCTCTTTGGTCACTATATTCCTCGGGTTGGACGGGCTCGTATTACAGCTTGTGCACGGCCATCAAACATCAGGTTGGCACAGGCACTGTTTCCGACTCATCGTCGCCCGGGAAAATTCTGCTACAGGTTACGGCTGATGCGGCTACGATCCCCTCCACCGCGTTAACCATTGATAGCGACAAAAGCGCTGTTTTCGAGGGTACGATTACAGGCAACGGAACAGCCCCCACGATCACGGGCAGCCGTGGAGGAAATGCGGCGCTTGCCAGCCTTTTAACAGAACTCGCTACTCTTGGCCTTATTGTTGATGGAACAACGTGATGGCTGAAGTAAAACCAGTTGGTCGCCCTACGGTGTACGACCAAGAGCTATACGACCAGGCACTCGATTATCTGGAAACGTATAATACCAAGCACAAAGATGAGTTCCCATCTGTGGTGGGGCTCTGCCGCGCATTAAACCGTGCAAGATCATTGCTTTACAAGTGGGCAGACCCGGATAGCGACTGCTATCATCCTGAATTTAAGGACATTTTAAGAACTGTGATGGATATACAGCAGCAAGAATTGCTAAATAAAGGGGTAAACGGAGGGTTCAACCCGACAATCACCAAGCTCATCCTTACCAAGCACGGCTACCATGACAAACAGGACAATTACGTAAAAGAATTCAACGTAAACATCGGCTCAAAAGATGCAGATACCCTTTAGCCTGACCAAAAAGCAAGATGAAGCGATAAGCCTGTTTGCATCCGTGGCTATGTATGTTTTGCTTTACGGGGGCGCGCGTTCCACCAAGACCTTCACGATCATCAGAACCATTGTTCTCAGGGCGCTTGCCGCGCCAGGCTCCCGACATGCCATTGTCCGGTTCAGGTTCAACCATGTGAAGGCCTCAGTGGTTTATGACACTTTCCCCAAGGTCATGGGGCTGTGTTTTCCTGGCTGCCCCTACAAACTCAACAAGGAAGATTGGTTCGCAAAGTTCCCCAACGGGTCGGAAATATGGTTTGGTGGGCTGGATGATAAGGAGCGCACAGAAAAGATTTTGGGCAATGAGTACGTCAGTATTTTTCTGAACGAGTGTTCCCAGATATCCTATGGGTCATTTCTCATCATGATTACGCGCCTGGCTCAGAAGGTGCATTACACGAGGGATGGAGTTGAGCGCGAGATGCGCTTGCGTATGTTCCTTGACGAGAACCCCCCCATGAAGGGCCATTGGACGCATAAGCTGTTTATGGAAGGTCGCGATCCTGATTCAAAGAAGGCGCTTACCGCGCCTGAGAACTATGTTCATATGCTTATGAACCCCAAGGATAACGCCGATAACCTCCCCGCCGCATATCTGAAAGCCTTGCAGGAACTGCCTAAGCGCCAGCGTGATCGCTTTTGGCTGGGCTTGTTCGGGGATGAGACGGAGAATGCGCTGTGGAATACCAAGGTCATTGAAGGTTCAAAAGTATCCGGCGATGATCAGCCGGACTTTGTGCGTGTTGTTGTGGCAGTCGACCCATCCGGGGCCGATGACGACGAGAACAAGAATAACGACGAGATTGGAATCGGAGTGATCGGTCTAGGCACCGACGGAATAGCCTATGTTCTCGAAGACCTCACGCTTAAGGCAGGCCCGGCCACTTGGGGGGCCGTTGCCGCTGGTGCGTATGAACGCCACGATGCCGACAGGATAATCGGGGAATCGAACTTCGGGGGCGCTATGGTGGGGCACGTTATCAAGACCGCGGTGGATGAGGATGGAAATAGGATTAGTCCCAACGCCGCATACAAGGCCGTCACGGCATCAAGAGGCAAGGTGGTCAGGGCAGAACCAGCAAGCGCATTGCACGAAACAGGCAAGATCAAGCTGGTGGGCGATTTCCCCGAATTGGAAGACGAATTACTGGCCTTCACCACTACTGGGTACACAGGGGCAAAATCCCCCAACCGGGCTGATTGGTTTGTGTGGGGCATAACGGAACTGTTTCCAGCCATGACCAAGCCTGTTAAGGTTAAACCAGCACCCATCAACGTCCCCAATATGCGGAGAGCATCGTGAGCAACGACACCGACTTTGAAAAAGACAAATGGTATGCCGACCAATCTGGTAAACTGTTCCAGTATCGCGGCGTCGATGTTTACTACGGTGATGTGACATTAAAGTTCTACAACCCCCACTCAAAGCGGTGCTTTCATCCGTATCGTGAAGAGGCGGAGCGGCGCTTCGGCTCCGGGATGAAACAAGTGGACAACGCATCATGACCGACAGGCTAGAAGAAACCGAAACCCCAGACGTAACGGATGATGAAAAGCTGGATAAGTTCAAGCTGGACATTACCCGGGACGCGGATCTGGTGGATGAACAGCGCGAACAAGCAAACGAGGATATGCGGTTCGTCAACGTGACCGGCGGAATGTGGGAGGGGTTCCTTGAGAAGGATTTCGATACCGACCGCGTGAAGCTGGAGTTCGATATCATCAGCAACTATCTTCAGCGGTTTCTTGGCGAATGGGACAACAACCGCATGGGCGTGGAGTTTAAGCCCGATGATGACAAGACCACGGAAGACGATTCCGACCTGATTAATGGCATATATCGGGCCGACTTCCGCAATTTCTCAGGCAAGCTGGCCACTGATTTGGCTGTTGAAGAGGCCGCCACCTGCGGCTATGGCGCCATGAAACTGGCCACCATTTTTGAGGATGATTTCGACCCCGGGAACGATAACCAGCGCATAGAATGGCGTCCCATCCACAATGCCTACAACACGGTATTCTGGGATGAGGCCGCGCAACGCACTGATAAGCGTGACGCCCGGTGGTGTACCGTTCTTAAGCCCTTCACCAAGGACAGCTTTGAGGCTGCGTATCCGGGTAAAGACGCGGTATCGGCTTATACGCCGGACACGAAAGCCCATGAAAATGGCAACTCGTCAACACCTGAGCTGATATACATAGCGACCCGCTACGAGGTTGTGCGCAGGCGTGAAAAGGTGTTTGTTTATAACAATATCGAAACCCGCGAGATTGAGGTCTATACACAGGAAGACCACAAGCTCATCGAGGACGAACTGAAGGTTGACGAGTTCCGCACCTTCGTGCGCAAACGCAGTATTTTGCGTGGTAGCGTGGAAAAAACCATCTTCAGCGGCGAAGAAATCCTTGACGACACACGCCGGATTGCCGGGAAATGGATTCCAATTGTGCCGTTTTATGGCTATCGCGCCTATGTGGATGGTGTTGAATGGTATCGTGGTTTGGTTAGGAAATTGAAAGACGCTGGCAGGCTGTTCAATATGCAGGTCTCCCAGTTAGCCGAGAATGCGGCATCATCTGGGCAAGAGGTGCCTATATTCACACCCGAGCAGATGAGCAACCCTGAGATTACCGCACTATGGGCTGACAAAAACAACAAGCCTTACCTACTTGCCGACCCCGTTCTTGATAGCGAAGGCAACATTGTTTCTGTTGGCCCCGTTGCCTACTCCAAACCCCCTCAACTTGATGGCAGCACCACGGCCCTACTGGGCATTGTCCCAGGCTTTATTCAGGATGTGACTGGCGGGGCTCCTCAAGAGGTGGTTGATCCTGACGTATCGGGTAAGGCAATCCGCGAAATGCGCAAGCTGGTAAACCTGACCACAAGCCGGATATCCAGCAATATCGCGGAATCTATTGCATGGTCGGGTACGATTTATCAGGCCATGGCAGCCGAGGTTTACACCACACAGCGGGTTATGCGCACTATCGGCAAGGACGGCAGCGACGGCCAGAAGCAGCTATTTAAAACCATTCTGGACAACGAAACCGGCAAATTGGTGGAGAGCAACACTCTCAAGGGCAAGAAGTTCCGCGCCTATGCCGACGTTGGGCCGCAGTACGAAACCATGCGTGAGCAAACCGTTGAAGACCTGAAGGGGATGCTGGATGTTCTCACCAATAACCCAAGCGGACAGCAATACACCCCGGCCATTATTGCCGTTCTACTGGACAATATCACTGGCGTTGGCCTTGACCCGATCAAGGAATTGAACCGCAGGATTATGTTGGCTCAGGGCCTTGTTAAGCCAGAGAACGAGGAAGAGGAAGCCTTGGTTCAACAGCTTCAGCAGCCTCAGGAAGATCCACAGGAGGCCCTTATGGAAGCGGCTGCCAATCAGCAGAACGCAGAGGCGCGGTCGCTGGATGCCAGTTCCATGCAAAAGGTGGCGGATGCGGGCAAGAAAGAGGCTGAGACTGTTAAGATTATCTCTGATATTTCCAATGACCAAGATGAGTTGGGAATGAAGAAAACCCAGCTATTCTTGAATACCCAAAAGTTGGTTGAGGAAGAACAGAGAACAGGCATTGAGGCTGCCAGAGAGGGGCTTGGATAAATGAACATTTGGAAGCTGCCGATCTGGAACCACTCGCTATATGAACTGCAACGCTCGGCCAGACGAGCGGCATATGTTACGCGAGGGTATCAATGGGTCACGGATTCGTTCGGGAAGCCGTTTCGCATGACAGCGCGACGCTACGATAATGAGCATACGCTGGGGCTGGTTCGTGAGGCGCGCGCCCGTGAATATGATGTTCCCGTTTTGACTTGCAGATGCTCTGCTTTTGTGTTTACCATATGTGGTATACAAAAATGAGCACGTTTAATTAAACGCTAAATGGAGGCCATGATATGGCATTTACTATTGCAACCGACTTTCGCGAAGTAGGCGGCCCAGGCAATCAAGCCGATGGTGGCCAGACCTATTCCATTTTCTCTGACGCAGACGCCCTTGCCGCAATGCAGGCTTCCGGCTATCTGGATGATATTGCTGAAAAGCTGAATGTTCGGGATACCGTCATTCTCGCTGGCACGGACGGCGGCGCCACAATGATGGTCGAATCCATTACGGCTGGTGTCGTGGTTCTTTCGACCTTCGCCTCAACCGGCGTGGCCGAAACCCTATCGGGCCCCGGCGCAATCCCTATTACAGCCCGTTCAGTTGATGTTACCACGACAGGCGCGGACGCTATGACGCTTGCTGATGGCGCAATTGGTCAACTTCTGAATATTACATTGGTCGTTGATGCGGATGATATGACGCTCACGCCTGCGACTAGATTGGGCTATGCGACAATCACATTTGCTGATGCTGGTGACAGCGTACAGCTTGAGTTCAAATCAGGCGGTTGGGCAGTGATTGGCCAAGGTGGCGTTTCCACCGGCCCGGTTGTCGCGTAATTTGTGCATCCGGTTTGATCACCGGAATAAGCTAAAAGGCCCAAGGGAGCCTATACAAGGCCGAACGCCAGCACAGGCTTAAGGTACAGAAATCCCTTCTAAGTTTACTGGAACTCAAAACCAGGGGCTTCACGGCCACACTCTGACACCAAAAGAGGTAAAACATGGGTAACGAGAAAGCGGAGACCTCAGAGGTCTCAACCGAAGAAGTAACTGAAGTAATTGAACCGACTGGAGAGGAAGAGCGGCCTGAAGAGGCTGGCGATGATTCCGAAACAGACGGGGAACAACAGGAACCTACTGAAGTTGAGGTCGTGTTAGACGGGGATGATGGTTCGCAACCAGACAAGCAACACGGCATAAGGAAACGTATTAACAAGCTGAATAAAAAGGTGGCTCAAGCTGAGGGCACAACCGCCGATGCTGAACAAGAGTTGGCTACGGAAAGGGAAAAGAACAAGCTTTTAAGGCTTGCCCTTGACCAGAAAGCTCCAGTAGAGGCAGCTACCCCGCCTGACCCGGAAGATTTTGATGAAGGTGTCCGTGACCCCAAATACATCAGGGCGCTGACTGATTACAATCAACCGATGATCGCGGCGGAAGTCCAGAAGCAGACAGCCGGTTTAACGCCAGCCCAGGTTGATACAGTTGACCCGGGACTAGAGCGCAAGCAAACTCACCACTACGAGCGGGCAAGCGATTTAGGGGCAAAGGATTTTGAAGAAACTGAAGATAAGGCGATTGAAATACTCGGTAACGATACCGTCAATCAAGTTATTAACAATTTCAAAAAATCCGAACTTCTTTTGTACTACCTGGGCAAAAACCCAGGCAAAGCAGAGGAAATTGCACAGCTTATTAAAACGAATCCGATTATGGGTGTTGCGGAACTTGGGCGGATGGAGGCAAGGCTTAGTGCCAAACCAAAATCTATAACTGAACCAACTCCGGATCCCGATGAGGAACTTCAAGGCGGCTCACCCTCTGCTAGCAAGTCCAATAAACATCAGCGAAGTGTTGATGCTGCTAGAGAAAAGGCGAGAGAGACTAGAGACATGAAACCTCTTATCGCCGCCAAGAAGAAAGCTCAGGAGGCCGGGGTAGAAATCATTTGAGGTAACTACCCATGGCTAACGCCTTTTCAAAAGAAGAGGTTGTTCTCTTCGAGAAAGTTCTCGAAGGATTCAATCCAAACAACATCACCGCTCGACAAGTGAGCAAATTTCAACCGCCTTCGACCGCTTTTGAGCGTTCCGCTCTGACGGTTCACAGGCCCGTACCATACATTTCTGTCAACAAAGATGGGCTGACGTTGGCGGACGCTGATTTTGCTGATATGACGCAGCTCACAGTGCCCTCCACGTTGAACGCCAATGCTTCGGCACCATCGGACATCAAGAACGTCCCGTTCACCATGAACGCGGTCGAACTGAACGATTCACTCCAGCGTGATCGTAAGGCCGAAAGTGCTGTCCAGGCTTTATCGGCCCTGGTCGACAAGGCCGTTGCTACAGAGGTGGCCAACAAAGGAACGATCTTCATCAAGGATGCGGCGGCTATCACAACCTATAACCAGGTTGCGGCTGCTGAAGAACAGATGCTGATTCGTGATATTCCTATTATGAATCCGCGCACTATAATCTTGAACCCGACTGATTATATCGGTGTTTCAGGGAACCTGGCACAACGTCAAGCCGTGCCTGAGGGCGTTTCATTGACAGCCTATGAGCGTTCGCAGATCCCGCGCATTGCCACGTTTGATTCATTCAAGACTAACTTCATGCCGACGAATGTATTCACTGCGGCTGCGGGTTGGTTGGTTGATGGCGCTCAGTTCCATGTGCCGCTTGCCACAGACGCCAACGGCAACAACGTGGATAACCGCACCATGACCCTGACGGTTGATACCGGGTCAGGCACCGTGAAGCTTGGTGATGCGTTCACCATCGCTGGCGTAAATTCGCTCAGCATGATCCACAAGGAAGACACAACTCAGCTTCAGACCTTCCGGGTCATCGCGCGTAACAGTGCGACCGAGTGGGAAATCAGCCCGGCCATCGTCACTAACGCCGCGTCTGGTGGCAGTTCTCAGGCAGAGCTTGAGTATGCCAACTGCTCGATTGCAGCGCCGAACGATGCTGCGATTACCTTTCTGAATCTCACAGCAAGCAAGCCTTCCAATATCTTCTTTGACAATTCAGCCGTTGAAATCGTTCACGGCTCTTTGGCAACGATGGATCTGGATGGTGCCGGTGTCTCAACGATGCGTGAATCAACTGATTCCGGTATTGAAATCCTGTTCGCCAAGGGTTCCGATATCAAGGATCTTGGCACTCAGTATCGTTTGATTGTATGGTTCAATGCTAACCTGCTCAACCCGCAAATGTGCGGCAACCTTATCGGCACTTGATAGGTCGATCAAACAGGGCGGGGCTTAATTGTCCCGCCCATCTTTGAAGGAAAAATTACATGGAACAGGCATTCGTTTACAAAGGCGATAAAGCAGAATTACACAACAAAGATATTGCCGACAGAATGAAAGCGGCCGAAGGTTGGTTTGATAATCCGGCTGATGCTCTTGAGGCTGATAGCAATCCCCCGGCGGAAATTATAGACACCGAACCGGTCGCACCTGAAATGGACGCAAATGGCAAAACCGACGCGGATAGTGAACCGGAAACGCCTGAAGGAAGCGAAGGCCCCGACGGCGAAGAAGCCCTCGAAGCTGAAGAAGCACCTGAAAACGAGAGCAAGCCTGATGAAAATCCGGCCGTTGAAGAAGGCCCAGCAGCCGAATCCGAGGGCTAACTAATGTCCACCGGCACAGACATTATCCAGCGCGCGCTTCAGGGGATAGGGGCGCACTCAATTGTATCCCCCCCTTCCCCATCCAGTATTGTGCTGGGCATGGATAAGCTTAATTCCATGCTGGAAATGTGGCTCTCGCAGGGAATAGATATTGGGTTTACACCCTTGGATGTGCCTGGCGACGACCTGAACGAACCCAACGACACCAAAAACGGCATAATCGACAATCTGTCCCTTGAACTGGCCCCAGATTTTGACAATGGAAAGGTGGTTGTGTCTCCTGCCTTGGCACGTAACGCCAAGAAGGGCTATGCAAACATCAAGAACCTCTACCAGAAGATCACCGTTCCGCAAAAGGTGGTTTCCTCGACCCTGCCCGTGGGCGCTGGTAATCGCAGATGGGGAAACTCGCGCGTATACTTCCCAAAAGGCGGCACCATAGATGGTTAAGGTCAATTTCCCTGCTGGTATTGAGGGTGTGGAAAATGTTCCGCGGACGAGGCGCTCTTTGCGCAACTGTTTTAATAACCTCGATGGCAAAATCATCTCACGACCCGGTATTACCGAATTAAACACCACGGGTTCTGTGGCGCGCGGACAATTTGTGTGGAATGACGCCTTATATCAGGTAACGGGTGAAGACCTTATCAAGATCACCAACACCCTGACGGGCGCTTTCTCCGTTATCGGCACCGTTGCGGGGACTGAGCCCATTGCCACCGCCGTTGGGTTCAATGACGCCGTGATCGTGGTCAAGGATGCTGCTGGCTCTATCTATACCCTCGATTCTAGCGATACCCTGACCGATATTTCCGGAAATGCAAATTTTGTAGCCTGTCAGGCAGTCGACCATATTAATGGCCGCTTTGTCTATATCCCCTTTGACGGTGATCCGGCCTTTTTCTCTGATGTTGGGGCTGCTGGCACGGTTCAGGCCCTTAGCTTTTTCGACGCCGAAGAATTGCCCGATAAGAACAACACCGTTTTTAATTTTAAGAATACGCTCTATATCGGCGGAACGGATAGTGTTGAGCTGTTCCGCGATACCGGAGCTTCACCCAATCCATTTCAGCGGATTTCCGGCGCCCGGATTACCAATGGGTTTATTGGTGGATTGATTGAATATAACGAAACCTTCCTGTTTCTGGGCCGCGAGAAGGATCAGGACTTTGGTATTTACGCCATTGGCTCGGGAATTGCCCCTAAGATTTCAAACGAAGCCATTGATCTGATTTTAAGCACATATAGCCAGAGCGAACTCGCCTCTACGGTTGGTGGGCGCATTAAATGGCGTGGATATGACATAGCCACCTTTACGCTGGCGCGGGATTCCTTTGGGTTCTTTGCTGGCAATTGGTTTGTTCTCGATACCGTCTTTGATGGCGTATCGGAACCATGGGGTGGAGGCTATATTAGCCAATTCGATGGTAAATATTATACGGCTTACCAAGATAAAATCGGCGTATTCGCCCACATCAATACTGATTACGGAGAAAGCATAACCCGCATTATCGACACGGGGTTTGAGCAGGAGGACAACGAATTTTTTGCCTGTCAAAGCATTGATCTGGGCATTAGCCAAGGATATAGCGGAACTGATGGCTCTGTGGCTCTTTTCCTTAGCCGCGACAATATAACCTATGGGCAGCCCCTGTATCGGGATTTGGGCGTTGAGGGCGAATATAACGGTCACCTGACATGGAATGAAGCCGGAGGAATGGGGGCATATGACGGCTTTATGGGGATAAAGATATACACCACGGAGGACGTTGATTTTTCCGCAGGTCATCTGATTGCGAATTTCAGGAGCTAGAATGAAAATCACATCAAAACCAGACCGCAACACGGCATTGACGAAAGGCGATATGTCCTCTGGCAGGTTCCAAATTTATCTGGACGATATTACCCAGCGCCTGAATGATTTCCTTTTGGGCGCCCAGGTGAGGCTGCCCAGTTATACCGTAACTACGTTACCAACCGTTCCTGATGTTCCGGGCATGATATTTGTAAGTGATGAAACCGGAGGAGCCGTTCCCGCATTTAGCGATTGCACAAATTGGCGCCGTTGTACGGATCGAAATATAGTGTCATAATTGAAACACACTGAAAGAAAGACAATATCATGGGTTTAGTGAGTCAACTGGGCAACATTTTCACCGGTTCGCAGGGCGCCAAGGCGGCAACGCAGGCTGCTGGCCAAGCCAATATCTTTTCTCAGATGGGCGTTGATGAGCTGCGCCAGCAATTCGGGGCTACCCAAGAACAGCTTGCACCCTTCATTCAGGCTGGGACGGGTGCATTGCCGGGCGTTGTCCAAGGAACCACGGCGGGCGGTCTTGACGAGCGCCTTGCCGAAATCTTTGGAACCGACATATTTGAGACCCTTAGGGGGGAAAGAACCCGCGCCGTTGAGGGCCAGTTGGCTGCCGGGGGACTCACCCGATCTGGAACAGCACTTGAAGAAGCAGCAGCGATTCCAACGGATATTGGTATGATGATTGAACAATTGCTTTCCGGCCGTGCTACTGGGCTTGCCGGTATGGGTCAACAGACGGCCTTGAATGTTGGGCAACTGGGCGGACAAGCTGCGGCTGGGGCCGCTGGGCTGTTCGAGCAACAGGGACAAAATGTAGCCTCCGGTATTCTTGGCGCCCAACAGGCGCGGGCAGCAGGAACCGAAAACCTTGTTAATCTTGCCACTACAGCGGCTAGTATTTTCTTCTCTGACCCGGCCTTGAAAACGGATATCAAGCCCATATCCCATATTGGGGATTTGAACCTTTACACATGGGATTGGATCCCAGAAGCAGCCGGAACCATGATTGAAAAATGTGGCACCACCGGCTTCATGGCGGACGAAGTGGCGGCAAAATATCCGCAACACGTCAAGGATTTCTGCGGTTTCATGGTGATTGACTTTCCTTCATTGCTTGCTGAACTGGAGGCTGCTAATGCCTACCCTTGCTAATTTACAAGGTGGATCCTTGGTCAGCAGTTTAGATAGAGCATTAGGGACTGTGGAGAAGACCATCGCGGCAAAACAAGCAGAGATTGAAAGACAGCGGGTGCGTGACGCGGAGGCCGCCAAACAGGCCAAAATCGCAGAACAGGTTGAACGCACCATCCCCCAACCAGGGGCCGACCCTGAGGCCCAGAGGGCAACTGAGGAAGCGGCTTTAATTCGGCTGGGCGCCCTCAATCCCCAAATTGCCAAGGTGACCCGCGATACCTTGCAAGCCGGTGACGAGGAAGCCAAGGAAGTATTGAGAACCCAAGCCGAAGGTGGGGCGCGCAATGCTGCCTTTATTGGCAAGCAACCGGATTTTGCCTCCCAGCAAAGGGCCATCCGGAAATTAGCCAATGATGCAGTCGCGCGCGGGGAACCGCTTGATCGCTACATTGAACTCCAGAATTTGAGCGAAGATGAGTTGGGCCTTGAATTGCAGAGGATGGAGATTGCGGCACAGGATATCAAAACCGTGCTGACACCACAGGAAACATTCACACCAATATTGGATGCAACTGGTAACATAATCGCCCAGAAAAGTTCAAAAACAGGGCGTGCTGTTACCGACCCCCGCGCGCCGGATGCAGCCAGCAAACCTGGCATGGCTTCTGCTGTTACAAAGATATTTGGTAATGGAACGGTTGTTCAGGCTCTCCCCAATGGGAGAACAGCGGTTATTGACCCAGAAGGTAATGAGGTTACAGGAGATGCCAGGCTGGAGACCCTGAAGGCGGCTAGAAGTAAAGAGATTGAATTTGAGAGAACAAAGGCCGGAGCCAAGAGTGCTGGTGCGCAAGCGATTGCACAATCAACGAAGGCATTTGAACAGATTGGAAAGATCAAAACCTCAATTGCAAACATTGATCGTGGAATTGAGCTTATTGACGAAGGCGCGGGAACTGGCCCCGTCCTGTCAAGATTGCCAAGCATCCGATCTGCCTCCATTCAATTGGATAACGTACAGAAGGCTATGGGCCTTGATGTTATCGGGACAACGACCTTTGGCGCACTTTCAAAGGGTGAGCTTGATCTTGCTTTGAGCAAGGCGCTCCCAACCAATCTAGCAGCACCTGATTTAAGAGATTGGATGGTGAGCAAAAAGGATTCACAAGAGAAACTTGCTGCCTATCTTGAGGACGTTGCCATTTACCTCGGCACCGAAGGAAACACAGTGGCTGGGTGGTTAGAGGCCCAACGTGATATTAGCGGCGCGCCCGTGGAGGAAGCGGTTGAAACCATTACCCCGCAAGAAGGCGCAACGGCAACCCACCCCAACACTGGTGAGAAAGTAATCTTTAGAGGCGGCCAATGGCAGACGCAGTAGCCCAGCTCCCCGAAGGTTTTGTCCTTGATGTGGCGCCCCCGACCGGGTTGCCCGAAGGGTTCATTTTGGACGCTCCCGTTGATGGTGGAACCCCGGAAGGGTTTGTTGTAGACACCCCGGTGGTAGAAGAAACGGAAAGGCCCGGCTTCATTGAGCGCGTGTCCACGGATATTGAAGCCCGGCAGAAACTTGGTGACGAAATCCGTGGGTTTTACGAAAGAGGCGAACAGAGTTACCCGGAAACCCTTTTGCAACTAACGGGAAAGGTTGGTGTTGGGGGAGTCCTTGACACAATGGGTGAGGCTTTTGTTAGTGGTGTGGAGGGCTTGAGCGCCATTACGCCGGACATAATTGAAGACCCTCTCATTGATCTGGTTACAGAAACGGCCCAGTCGTTCATGGAAACAGATTTGGGCCAAGCGGGCCTAGAGGCCTTTGAGGCGGGCGTGGAAGCGTGGGGCGCGTTCAAGGCCGAAAACCCCCGCGCAGCCCGCAACATCGAGGCTGGGGTCAATATCGGGCTTTTCGCGGCCCCTGTGAAGGGGAAGCCAAAGACTGGGGCCAAGCCCACCATTGCAGGTAGGGCTGGCGAAGTCATGGAAGCAAAGGCGGTGGCCCAGACCGCGCGGCAAAAGGCAGATTTTATTGACGAATTGGTGATGCCTAAACCCACAGCAAAAGTCCGAAGAGAGCAAGTGGCACGAACCACAGAAGAGGGGCCCCTGAGAACAAAGAAGGTTGAACCCTCCGTTGCTGAGAGAGTAATGGCCGATGAGGTTAGTTTGATTGAGGGGGTCGGAGCGTCTGAAACTCTTCAAGGAAACTTCAACATAATTCAAAAAGAAGTAAATGATTCTGTGAAAAGACTCATTGCTCGGCTTAAAAAGAATGATGTGTTAATCCCCAGAAGGGAAGTTGCATCCGCACTGGAAAGGGTAAGTGCCCGGCTGGACGACATCCCTCTGCTTACTGGGTCTGCTGCTGAAACAGCCACTAGAGTTATGGATATGGCTAAAAAGATTGTGGCCAAGCATCCAGGCACAGCTTCGGGCTTGCTTAAGGCGCGCAAAGAGTTTGACCGATTGGTGCGTAAGGAAAGGGGAGACAAAGCGTTAGACCCGGCTCGTGATAATGCAATGTCTATTGCAACGCGGGAAGTTCGCCAAGCCATGAATGATTTAATTGCCGCCAAAGTTGTTAAGGTGCCAGTGAAAGCGTCTCTCAAAAAACAATCAACCCTTCTTAGGACGATGGATAACCTAGAGCCTAAAGTTGCTGATACCGCGACAAACTCACTAAAGAGGGCTTATCAGAATGTAATTGATGTAGTTAGCTTACGCGGTGATTTTAATCAAGTAATGGCAGTTTTTGCTGGCGTAGGTGGTTTAGGCGCTGCGGCGATGTTTGCTCCCATGTTTAGGGAGGGGCTAATAGCTGGCGGTCTCGTCTTTGCTGGCGGAAAGGCTGTAATGTCAGCAACTGCTAAAAAGGGAGTCGCTAACTTACTTAAGGGTATAGATAAGGCAATCCGAACCACCAAGGATGAGGCTTTAATTTCAAAATTGCGTGTGGACAGGGCAGCAGTCGTAGAGATTTTGAAAAATAGCGTCGAAAAACCAACAGAAAAAAAGATAACCGAATGAATACCTTCATATGGATATTGTCCATCTTCTTTTTTATCGGAACTTGGATAGAAATAACCTTTAATTTGGGGTGGCTCGGTCTGGCAGTGGGTTGGTTTCCTGCTTTTGTGGTAGCTTTTGTATGGCTTGCTATGACCGGAAGCCTTAAAAACAACGGAAGAGTTTGAAAAATGCCAGCATCACTCTCAGAACACACACAATTCACCGATAGCGCCGGAAAACCGCTTGTGGCCGGTAAGGTATATTTTGGCGTACAGGGGGCAGACCCCACCGTCAGTCCAATCACCATCTATTCAGATCGGGACTTAACGGTAACGATTACAAACCCACAGGTTTTGGATAGCCTTGGCCGAACCACAAATAAAGTGTGGATTCCTGGCCGTTACTCCATGCGTGTTGATGATGTGAATGACAGCCAGATTTACCAGAATCTAGATAATGGGGAATTGGCAGACAAGGGCATCACAGTTCTGGAGAACGTCTCGGGGAGCAATACAATTCTCGCGGAAGCGGGTTCCACGATTACTTCCTATGAAGACCTTGAGCAATATACCTTCCGTACCGCGCTGGCTAACACGGGCTCTGTAACACTGAATATCGACACCGTGGGCGCCAAATCAGTTCTAAAGGATCACGATCAGCAAATCCTTCCCGGTGAGTTCGAGGCTGACCAGAATGTTATCGTTACCTATAATTTAACAGACGATGTGTTTGAGTGGGTAAACCAGAACAACAAAACAATAGCCTTTTATGAAGGTTTGGACGTTGTTTCTGCCGCCACAACTGATATCTGGTCTGGGAGCGGCAACACCAAGCACCTCACCGGAAATACCGGCCCTGTTACCAGCTTGGGAACCGCCCCGAACGTTGGCGCCGTTCGCCGTGTGATTTGTGATAGTGACCCAACATTCACCCATTCTGCTAATTTAAATCTTCCCGGCGGCATTGATTTTACTGCTGCGGCGGGCGATGTATTACGTGTTTACGCTGACACCACCACTCAACATGATGTTACAATAATTAAAGCGAACGGCCTGTCGGCTATTGGCGGGAAACTTATTAACCGCTGGTATAATTCTTACGCCACCTATTCATCGCACACCACAGAAATTCCTAATGACAATACCATCCCGCAAAACACCGAAGGCGAAGAAATCCTGACGGTAGCAACGGGAACGCTGGCAAGCGCAACCAACCGGCTGCGGGTTCGTGTGATTATCCCCCTCATATCAGGCAGTGGTGTCATTCATGCGATGGCGGCCTTGTTTCGTGACAGCACTGCGGATGCGGTGCAAGCCGGGGCTTTCACATTCAACGCAGCAGCCCGCTATGGCCCGATTTCGTTTGAGTATGAGGTCGTGGCCGGGGCAACCACTGCCACCACATTTAAACTCAGGGTTGGTGGCGGTGGGACGCTTTATGTAAACGGCGACAACGCCTCCCGTATTTTGGGCGGCATAGCTGCCGTAACCATGATTGTTGAGGAGATAGAACCATGAGTTTAGGCGCAGCCCTGATATGGAAGTATGGCCCCGTTGTGAGTTGCAACATGGATAAAGGAGAAATTACAAGCTGGCGGCATGAAACATTGCCTGAACCAGACCCTGATGAGTTTCCTCAAATCCTTGCCGACTATGCAATTTATTTTGCAAAAAAGACAAAGACGGATGCGATTGATGATCTTCGCGATGCAAAAAAATCACTGCCAATTTCTTCGCAGGGCCACCAGATTGATACTGGTGACGTTGATGCTGGCGTGATGGCAACGAAAATCCATGCCGCTTCATTGAATAGCAAAACCATCGTTTCAATCACAAATGATGGTGGCACAGCTACGGCTACAACCTCCAAGAACCACCACATCAAAACCGATGGCACCGTGACTATCGCCGGGGCAGACCAATCCGAATACAACACCACCGCAACCGCGACAGCAACAGGGAAGAAAACTTTTACCTATCCGATTGCTGGAAACCCAGACCCGGCAACTGGAACCATCACGTTTGCGCCTGATACCATGCGCTTCATCCCGGCAACCAATGAAGTGCTTTTTGTTGGCGCTGATGTGTTCAGGGAAATTTATCTTGATGTCGAAGAATACGTTGATGAATGCCAGATCAACGCGCGGGAATTGAAGAACGAGGTTTTGGAAGCCACCACCATTGCTGGAGTTGATGCCGTTGACCTCGATGCTGGTTGGCCGGACACTGGAATTTAAGGGAGAAACATTATGCCCAGACGATCAAATTCACTGCGCGGCAAAGGTGGGAAAAAGCTCATGCCCATTAAATCAAGGCCGAAGAAAAAGCCAAAAAAGAAATCTAAGGCAAAATAATGTTCTTAGTTCTTGTTATTTCTATTTATGTACTTGAGGTGCTTGCGACACACGTAGACCCTATGGTGGGTAAATTCGTTGTGTCGTTTTGGCAAATCGAGGCAATGCTGTTAATGCTCTTGGCCGTCTTTGCAGAAAGCACCCAGCGCGATAAATCAGTTTTGCTGGTGCTGTCAATATGGTTCGGCTGGATTGCTATAACAGACTTATGGCCTGAATATATCAGCGCGCCAGTTGCCGGATTGGAAACTTCAATATTTTCCTTCTTTGTCTTGTGGGCAATGGCACGCCCTTATTTTTACTCATCCTTCCCCCTGGAATCCCGTGGCGAGAATATCCTGATCGGCTTTTATCGTGGCACTAAGGCGCCGTTGCTTTCGTCATTGAGCGCGCTTATCGGATTGCCGTTTTCTTCCATCGTTATCGTCGGCGGGGTCACAGCGCTGCGCCCCTCGGCTTTTGGGGAAATGACCATAAACCACCCCGATATTTTAAACCCGGATGATTATGTTTTTATCAACACTGGCGTGAAAGCAACGCCCGGGATATGTGCCGAGATTGCCAAGTGTTCAGGGAAGCCTACACGCTTGCTGGGCATATTCAGTGCAAAATGTGTGCGTACCTGCCAGCCTGTTCTTGAAATGCTGGGCCTGAAACCAAAATCATGGTTTCATTACATGCCTTCGATTTTTTATTACCAGGCGGCCAAGGGGGTATGATGGCATTAAAAGAAGACGATATTAAAGCCATACGGGAAGTGGTTTTTGAAGCTGCTCACGAAGTTGCCGGGGAAGTTTCCCAAAAGCAAACGGTACAAATCGTTCACACCACATTAGAAGCTCTAGGGATGAGCGTGGCAAGACCTCTTGAAATGCAGAAGGATTTTGCTCATTTACGCAAGGAAAGAATTGACCTACACGACACCAAGAAGGCTGCAAAGGATGCTATCATAAGATGGACAATTACCGGCGTCTTCGCGGCTGTGGTGGCTTGGTTGGCGGCTAATGCACCCATTGGCGGCGGCCCCTTTCACGGGAATTAGAAAAAGAACGAAGTCATTAAACACTACGTAAGGCGTGAAAACGATGAAGCTTAAACAAGGGGTGAATCTCACGGGTCTTCGCCCTGAGCTTATTATTGGTTTAATGGTTGCGGATACTGTGTGCAAAGAACACGGGATTGACATGGTTGTCACCAGCTTGTGTGACTCCGTACACTCTCAAACGTCATTACATTATTCTGGGGCCGCTGGCGATATTCGCACTCATAACATGCTGGAACAAGAACATAAAATCCTGGACAAAATCAGAGAAAACTTGCCCGAAGATTTTGATGTAATTCTTGAAAAAGATCATATCCATATGGAGTTTCAACCCCGCAGGAAAACGTCATGAAATACAAAGATGGTTATAAATACCAGTTGGCCGAAGGCGAGAAGACCCAGACCAACATTAAAACCCAGTTTGGCGCCATGGACGAGTATACGACACTGGCCCCTGACGGCTCCATGCTTATCAGGCGTGGGTATGCTTGGGACGGGCCAACCAATCCAGCCATTGACACAAAAAACTTTATGCGCGGCTCTCTGATTCATGACGCTCTTTACCAGCTTATGCGTGAGGGCAAACTCCCAATAGAGCATAGGGAGGCCGCAGACAATGAACTAGTCAAGGCTTGCAAGGAAGACGGGATGTGGGCTATCCGTCGGTGGTGGGTTCTAAAAGCCGTCAGGATGTTTGGTGGCCCGCTTGCCAAGCCAGAAAGCGCCAAGAAGGCATTAACAGCACCGTAACGTAATTTTGAGGGGATAATATGACCAAGGTTGGCGCCGCGCCAAAGGCATTGATCGTTTATGGTTCGTCCTTCAAATGACTCGCCTCGACAGATTCATGCTCTGGATTTCAACCGGCTGCATTATCGGAATCGGCATCGTATCCTGTGTTGCCCAAACTACGGCTCGATAAGGCTCGTTATCGTGCGTTAGATACTTCTGTCGTTAATGCCTTGAGAAATGGCCACTCAGTATCAGAAAGAGCCTTGGCAACCATTTCCATATCTCTTCTCTGGACATGAACAATGTCCTTTGAAAAGCATTTCCCACGGTGCTTTCGCTCTCCGCATTTTTTGCAGAGTTGACCATCAAGCTGCGCTAGTAATTTTTCATGTTCCGTCATGGCCGTTCCTTCCTCTTAACAGTTCGCTCTTGCGTTCCACAATTCAGTTGCTTCTTCTACGGATACCCCGACAGGGCCAACGGCTACACAATCAGGGCAAACCCAACAATAGGTGTGGCCGTCATTCCACTTTGGTTCCGATGTATCATTCACGGTGTCGCTACCGCAAAATGGGCAATCTCTTAATTTCTCAGCCATATCAAACCTCGCTCGTAGTCGTTCAAAGTGAATTGGGGTGAAACATTGTGCCGCACCCAGAGCAAAATACTTCAATGACGTGCTCATTTTCCGGCAATGGAAAAGCTATTTCTGGCGCTGTTGCCAGCGTGGTCTTTTTCAGTGTCATTGCGCCGTTTTCAAAATGACCAAGCACAACCATCTTGGCATCGTCACAGTGGGGGCATATCTGGTTTTTGTTCATATCGGCCTCCCTAGCGGTCATACCAAAGTTCAAAAGTCAGTGGCCCAAGCCACAGCTCAAGATGATTGCCTGTGCGTTCATATTTCAGCGTCCAGCTAAAGGGAAAAATCCCTAAATATATTCCTGTGTTTGCGTCCATGTCAGCCTCGTTTGTGTCCTGCCTATCGTCTGCTCATTACGTTGTGTACGGCGTTTCGGCTTTGACCGTACACGGCTCTTAATCGTTCCGCTCAATAGGCATCAAATGGCCTGTATGACCGCACGGGCATTTCCACCCGTTTGGTATTTTTCGTCCGGGCCGTGTCGCCAACCCGAGGCGGCGCACGGCGGCGCTGACATATTCCCGGTCAACATCGAGGTGCTCCGCGATCTGACCGTTTGACCAGTCGCGGTTGGCAATATATATTTCCCTGACTTTTTCCTGTAAGCCCTGCCTTCTATCCATCGGTCTAAATCCCTCTCAATCGGACGCCGTTGGGGCAGGTGACACCAAGGCTTCCAGTTCATCAAATCCACACGCATCGCAAAGGTAGGCGCGCTCACCATTGAGTTCATATCCGCGTTTCTCCGTGCCACTGAAAGACCCATCATCCACAAATCTTTTGGCGGCGTATTCGATTGCCCGCAGTCGTTCAATTTCTGTCTTGGCTGCCATCGCGATTAGGTCTAAATCTTGCTCTGGGTTTGCCGGAACGTGCATCCCAAGATTTGCGTCCGATGGCTTACCCGTCACCTTGTCGCAGACTGCCTGTAGGCTTTCGGTAATATCTCTCATGGCCGTTCCTTCCTCTGTTATGCGACAGCCTTGGCTGGCGTTATGGCCTTTACAATTTCAGGCCACATCATTTCCCAAAATCCCCGGCACTGGGCGTCGTCTCTTGTGCGGGTAACGTGCCACCAATCATCCCAGCCAATTACGTCCATAATTTCGCTATGCCCCTGCATGGCGTTGAGAAACAAGCCTTGGTCGTCATAATATTCATCCTCAAGCGCCTCGGTGGCGTCCCACGCTTCTCTCGTCTGTTCTTTGTCACGGTTTCCTTCGCGGCGGGCCTCTTTGATGATGCGGCGTAATTCAGCAATGGTGCCGTCATGGTCGAAAACTCGGTAAGCCAGCCCCTTCGTCTTGGACATAAAATAATCGAAGTCCAGTCCCGCCAAAAACTGCTTGAGCGTTTGGTCGCCTATGGCTGTCCATGTGTAGGCGTAGGTTCCGAATGAACCTTCGGTCATAAAGGTTCCGGTGGCTTCATTGATTGTTACAAAAGCCCAATCATATTTATTGCGAACCTTATAAAACTCTGCGTTTTCCATCAGTCAAAATCCCTCTTAATCGTTCATCAGTTTTCTGTATTCTTTTCTCATTGCCTCGACTTCAGTAAGTGTAACCGTGTCGCGTTCAGGGCAGCACGATACGGCTGGCGGTTCCGGCGGTGAACCAACATGACCGCACCCAAGGCAAATAGGGATATTAAATCCGATGTTTTTCATGGCACGGGCCGTTGGCCCAGTAAGACCCGGATAACGTAGTTCATAAAATAATCAAAAATGGCCGCTACAGCAGAACACTCTGTATAGTCATACCACCGATAGCCGCCGTAATCCCCTCGGCGCTTCACCCATTTACCGTCTTTTCTAATTTTTCTCATTGTCCCTATCTCGCTGGTTATTGCATCGACCAAATAAGGCCGAGGTTTGCCAC